TCGAATCATGACGCAGGCGGCTGGGCGAATAGATAGAAGAGACACTCCTTATAAAAACTTGTTTTACTATTATATTCGCTCAGCTTCACCAATTGATATTGCTATTAATAGAGCTTTAGAACGAAAAGCCGATTTCAATGAAAAAGAGTTTTTAGGGCGGTGTTGATTACATCGCCTATTATTTTTCTCGCGGAAAATACACAGGCTATAATGAAGAGGAAGAGAGTATGTCTCATTCCTTTATATTTTTGCCATTTTTGGGGGTTATTATGGTAGAAAGAGATTACCAAAAAGGTTTGGTCAAGAGATTGAAATCTTTATATCCTAAAGCGTATGTGTTCAAGAACAATGCCAAACAGGGATATCCAGACCTTGTTATTTTAAATGGTCCGAAGTGGGCAACCCTTGAGGTGAAGAAAGACGCGAGAGCAGATCACCGACCTAATCAAGATATTCATGTTGAGAGGATGAACAATATGTCATTCTCTTCTTTTATTTTTCCAGAAAATGAAAAGGAGGTTTTGCATGAACTCGCAATTTTTATGGGAGAACACGAATAGATTGTTTACTCCCGGCACGCACGCAATCTTAGGGGCAAGCACATATTCCAGATGGTGGAACAAGTCACCTGAGGAAGTAGGCTTATATTTTCGAAACATGAAGAATGTTGAAAGGGGCACTAAACTTCATGCAATGGCCGCAGATGATATCCGGATGAACATGATGCGACCGAGAAATGGACAGACGTACAATCGTTATGTCAATGATGCAATCAACTTCGGGATGAAACCTGAGATGGGTTTATATTATTCACCGTTTGCGTTTGGGACGGCTGATGCGATTATATTTGAAGGCGGTAAGTTAAGGATTCATGATTTAAAAACTGGAACCGTTTCTAAACCATCAATGCATCAGCTTGAAACATACGCAGCATATTTTATGATGCAGTATGGTCCTAAGTATGGTTTTAAACCGTCTGATATTGATATGGAACTTCGTCTCTATTGGAATGACGGCGTGATCAAAGAGAAACCGAAGCCCTCTGATATTGAGGAAGTTGTAAACAAACTTACGGCAGCATCTTTATATTTGGAGAAGATTAACGAGGAGTACGAATAATGAACTTTTTATATGGAGAAGATTACTATTCATTTTGGGACTCCTTATCCGGATATTTGGTACACAGCATGTATGGATATTCTGGAATTCAGGAAACTCCATATGAAGATGACGAATACAGCTTATATTTATATGACTATTTGATTCATCATGGAATCAATTCGACGAGTATTCTTGTTGCGGACGCCATTTATATTTCAGATGCAATTGGCGACTTCTGTAGAATGTATGGGACTCCTCGACACTCAGGTCGATATCCTTGGGGCTCTGGTAAGAATCCTCAGCGTAATAAGCATATTTATACTTCGTATAATGAGCTGAAAGCCAAGGGTTATACTGAGAAACAGATTGCTGATAATTGGAACATGTCAACTACAGAGCTTCGTAAATGCGTTTCTCTTGGTAGTAATGAGATTCGTGAGCAGAATAGATTAACTGCAAAGGATCTTAAAGAGAAAGGATATTCTATTGCTGCTATATCCAGAAGAATGGATGCTCCTGAGAGCACGGTTCGTTCTTGGTTAGATGAATCAATTGCCCTTAGAAAGAGTAAGACTGCTGATAATGCTCAGATTCTCAAAGACTTTGTAGACGAGCACGATTACGTTGATATTGGTCCCGGCACAGAACAGTGGTTGAATCAGACAAGAACTTCTTTTAAGAATTCTGTTAAGATGCTCGAAGACCAAGGGTATCAGATTCAGTATTATCCTGTAGATCAGATGGGCACAAATCACAAGACTACAATCACTGTACTCGCTAAACCTGGCTCGCCATATCGTTCTGGTGAAGAGAAGTTTGATATTTCTTCTATCGCAGCCAGAGTTGTTGACGAATCTGGAAGCGTATCTAAATTGGGTCTCGAGAAACCTGTTTCTATTGATCCGAGCAGGATTAAAGTCAATTATACTACCGGAGACAAAGGTGGTATTGAAAGAGATGGCCTGATATTTATTAGACCTGGTAATCCCGACTTGTCACTCGGAACTGCAAGGTATGCTCAGGTTCGTATTGCAGTTAATGATACCCATTATATTAAGGGTATGGCTCTTTACGATCCTAATCTGCCCAAAGGGGTTGATATTCTTGTCAACTCTAACAAGAAACCTGGAACGCCTTTAGTTTCTGACGATCCGGACGCTAAGACGGTTCTTAAACCGATGAAGAGGAATGAGAAAACGGGCGACATAGATTGGGACAATCCTTTCGGAGCCTCAATCAAAGACCCTAAAAACCTTGTTCATATTCAGAGAGAATACACTGATATTGATGGTAAAAAGAAACTGTCGTCCATCAACGTTGTAAATGAAGAAGGCGATTGGTCTACATGGTCTAAGACTTTGCCCGCACAGTTCTTGAGCAAACAGACGTTACCTTTAGCTAAGCGGCAGCTTGCTTTAGAGAAAGCAGATCGTGAAGCTGAGTTTGATATTATCAAGAACATGACAAATCCAACTATTAAGCGCAAGTTGCTTTACGACTTTGCTGATAATTGTGATGCGGCAGCGGTAGACTTAGCAGCGGCTCCTCTTCCGAGACAGGCATGGCATGTTCTTATGCCGTTCCCTGATATTAAGCAGGGAGAAGTATATGCTCCTCGTTACAGAGATGGTGAAACTGTGGCTCTTGTACGATTTCCTCATGAAGGAACCTATCAGATTCCTATTTGCAAGGTTCGTAACAAAGGCACAACTGCTGATAAATTCTTACATAATGCGCCTGACGCTATAGGCATCAATCAAAAGACAGCTTCTCAGTTGTCCGGTGCCGATTTTGATGGTGACACAGTAATAGTTATACCTATTACTGATAAATCAAGAATTAGGGCTAAAGACCCGATTCCGGAACTTGTCAAATTTGATACCGAGGAAGCATATCCGAAGTATCCTGGAATGAAGGTGATATCTCATGCAGAGCAGCAGCTTAAAATGGGAGTTGTATCAAATCTTATTACTGATATGACGCTGGCAGGTGCTGATACTTCTGAGTTGGTTAGAGCAACCAAATACGCTATGACCATTATAGATTCAGAGAAGCATGAACTTAATCACAAACAGTGTTACATTGACCAAAATATCAATCAGTTACAGCGCAAGTATCAGAAACACTCATATGATGATCGTTATGGTGGAGCTGGTACGATTATATCCAGAGCAGGTTCTCCCAAGTCTGTAGATGAAAGAAGAGCCTACTATGATATTAATCCGGTGACTGGAGAAAAGATCTATAAGTATACAGACAAGACCTATACTTATATTCCAACTAAGGTTAAAACAGTAGATCCTAAAACTGGTGAAGAGAAAAGTAAGACTGTTAAGTTAACACTCTATACTGATAAAAAGACCGGTAGACAGTTTACTGTTGATCCTGAAGACCACAAGAAACGGCTTTATAGAACAGAGGCTGATATTGCTAAAGCAAAGACAGAAAAGCGTAAGCAGGATTCTACAAAGATGGCCGAAGCGACAGATGCTTATATTCTCACATCTGGTGGAAGTAAAGAGCATCCAGGTCATCCTATGGAAGCCCTTTATGCGGACTTTGCCAATAGTATGAAAGACCTTGGCAATAGAGCACGCCTTGAATACCTTAATACCGGTAAACTGATATATTCACCAGAAGCGGCAAAACAGTATGAGCCAGAAGTTAAATCTCTTAATGCTAAGCTTAGACTTGCGTTAGGAAATGCGCCTTTAGAGCGAAAAGCTCAGGCTCTTGCTAATAAAACCATGTACAGGAAGAAACAAGATAATCCTAACATGGATGCTGAACACATTAAAAAATATAAGGGTCAAGCACTTAATGCGGCACGAAAGGCTGTTGGCGCACATAAACAGAGGATTGATATTTCAGACAAAGAATGGGAAGCAATACAAGCAGGTGCAATTAGTGATTCTAAGCTTAAGTCAATTCTCGATAATGCAGACACTGATATTCTCAAACAGAGAGCTATGCCTCGCGATTCAAGAGTTCTTAGACCTGCACAGATTAATAAGATTAAAGCTATGAATCAGTCTGGTTACTCACTTACTGATATTGCTGACGCACTTGGTGTATCTGTAACCACTATCTCTAACACACTTAACCCAAACACTAAAAAGAAAGGAGCCTGATATTTGGATGAGAACGAAGAGTACTTAATAACCACTATTGATAACCCGTGGAATCCATTCACACACCCGTCCGAATGGTCAGAGTTTGATAGAGAGCATGGGTACAATACTCGAGAACGCCTGGCTACTTATATTTTAACAAGTAACGATTTAGGCGAAAACGAAACGGCTGCTGATATTTCATTTGGACAAAAAACTTTCTTAGAGAAAGACCTACTTGGTATTTGGATACGGGTTAAGAGAAATACTGATATTAAGCCGGTTAATATGAATGAGTACCTACATATGATAGGTGCTGATATTTAGTATTTAGAACAAAGTTCTATCTGCTATACCAATAAGACACTGATATTTGCTTTTCATGAACTCTTTCTTAGGCTCTTTGTATAGATA